AACTACTTACTAAAGACACCAATAGGACTTGTCCCATTTGTGAAAAATATTCTTTTCATCCGCGAGATGATTTGTATATGAATAAGTTTGAAGCCTGCTTCGGATGCTATATACAGTGGATCGAGGAACGAGAAGAGAGATGGTCAACCGGCTGGAGGCCGAATAGGGAAGATTAATATGGCTACAGTATACGAAATAATTCAAGGAATTAATCAGGCGGCCGCAAATGCATATGACGGCGCTCACGATGAATCATTACAAGCAGACGGCCGTGCGCGCACAGCTGGACTTGAGCGCGAAAACGGACACTATATTCATGACCGCCGTGTAATGGATGGCTTTGGAGTTGTTTTTCATGGGCCCATTTTACGAATAAAATATCAAGCAGAAGTAAGGATTAAAGATGTTAAAGACAAAGGATTTGAAGACGACATCATTCAACACCTTAAGGATATTGTGAAATTTCTTAAGAAAGAATATAAAGTTATCACGGGTAACACGCTTACTTTAACGCTAGAAGGCGAGCATCATATCTTGGTGCAGCGTATATCTAACTATCGTACCGATTGTCAAGCCCATTGTGATTATCGAATTGGCGGTCTTGGACATTCTATTGAAGATGTGTCAGGCGAGTCTGAAAAGGACCGTTTAGATAAAGCAGTTCGTGCGTGGCTAGAGCTTGGGCCCAAGAATAAGCGTCCTTCAAACGATACCCGTAAAGGCAAGTAAAAGATGTCATGGGGAATACCCTCACTAAACAAGAGATCCTAAAAGAAATAGTTAAAGCTGGCAAAGATCCAGCTCATTTTACTATAAATTATTGTCGTATATCACATCCGCAAAGGGGCTTGATTCCTTTTAAAGCATACGATTATCAACAGGAACTCCTTGAAAACTTTACCGATTATCGTTTCAATGTCATTTTGAAAGCGCGGCAGCTTGGCATTTCTACAATTACGGCGGCCTATATTGCTTGGTTAATGCTTTTCCATCGTGATAAAAATATTTTGGTTGTAGCCACTAAGCTACAAACTGCAACCAATCTTGTTAAGAAAGTGAAGGCAATTATTAAGCACCTTCCCGATTGGATGAGAATTACAGAAATTATAGTTGATAATAGAACTTCTTTCGAGTTGTCTAACGGCTCGCAGATTAAAGGATCTTCAACTTCTGGCGACGCCGGCCGATCAGAAGCATTATCTTTGTTGGTAATTGACGAGGCGGCCCATGTTGATAAACTTGATGAATTGTGGACAGCCCTATATCCTACGCTATCAACCGGAGGCCGCTGTATTGCACTATCGACCCCAAATGGAGTAGGCAACTGGTTTCATCAAAATTGTGTTGAATCAGAAGCCGGCACAAATGATTTTTATATGACTACTCTGTTATGGGATGCTCACCCCGATAGAGATAAAAAGTGGTTTGAAAAAGAAACCAAGAATATGTCAAAGCGTCAGATCGCTCAAGAGCTGGAATGTAACTTCAATGTTTCTGGGGAAACAGTTATTCATCCCGATGACATACAGTGGTACTTAGAGAAAACGACGGCTCCTGTGTATAGAACCGGGTTTGATAGAAATTATTGGATTTGGAAACAACACCAACCGGAAAAACCATATTTGATTGTAGCCGATGTCGCTCGCGGAGACGGGAAAGACAATAGTGCATTCCATATATTTGAATTAGAAACAATGGAAGTGGTAGGAGAGTATGTAGGAAAACCCACACCAGATGACTTTGCGGACATGCTTTATGGTGTGGCAGCAGAATATAATAATCCGATGGTTGTTATAGAAAACAACAACATAGGTTATGCAGTACTTAAAAAATTAATAGATAAGGGGTATCCTAACCTATATCACTCCAGAAAGGGAGACCACCAATACATCGATCCGTTGTCGGCCCAATGGCAGTCAAATGTTATTCCAGGGTTTACGACATCTTCAAAAACAAGACCTTTGATTGTGGCGAAAATGGAAGAGTTTATGCGTAACAAACTAATTATAATTAACTCGAATCGGTTGCTTTCAGAAATGAAGACGTTTATCTGGAATCATGGAAGGCCGCAGGCGATGCGTAGTTATAACGATGATCTAGTGATGTCGTTTGCTATTGGATGTTGGGTGAGAGACACGGTAATTGTTGAAAGTCAGAAAAATATTGAGTATAGTAAGCAGTTTTTGTCTTCTATCTCGACGTCTACGACAGAAATTTCTACGACAATTCCAGGTATGCAAGGACATAAGATGACAAAAGAGAATCAAAGAACAGCAGAAGGAGTAAGTTTTAACGAACAGTATATGGCGTTAATAAAAGGTTAAAAAATGGCACACGAGAAAAATACAAGAAACCCCGCAGCTCCTTTATTTAAGAGATTAACACGCCTCCTGTCGGGCCCGATTGTTAATTATCGGACACAAGTGGCACGTCAAGAGCGCCGCAACGATCTTGACAAATATCGCTACCGTTTCCGTTCTATGAGCGGACAAGAGTTTAAGCGCTCCGATAATAATTTATCACAAAACTATAACTTATTTACCTCCGCAGCATTTCGCAATCAAAACCGGGCTGAACGATATATTGATTTTGAACAAATGGAGTATATGCCAGAGATCGCGTCTGCCTTAGATATTTATGCAGACGAGATGACAACTTCTAATGAGTATGATCGTCTGTTAAATATTGATTGCTTAAACCACGAAATTAAAACAATTCTAGAATCTCTTTTTTATGATGCATTGAATATTGAATTTAATATGTTCGGCTGGGCGCGCTCGATGTGTAAGTATGGAGACTTTTTTCTTTATTTAGATATTGATGAAAAGCTAGGAGTTACTTCGGTAATCGGAATGCCAAACGTTGAAGTAGAGCGCCTTGAAGGTCAGGATACATCAAACCCAAGTTATGTTCAATATCAGTGGAATGGCGCGGGCATGACTTTTGAGAATTGGCAGGTTGCACACTTTCGTATTCTCGGTAATGATCGCTATTCCCCTTACGGTACGTCGGTTCTCGACCCGGCACGACGTATCTGGCGCCAGCTCGTACTTTTAGAGGATGCCATGATTGCTTATCGTGTGGTCCGCGCACCAGAGCGCCGCATCTTTAAGATTGATGTAGGCAATATCCCCCCACAAGATGTTCCACAATATATGGAAAAGGTTAAAACAGAAATGAAGCGGAATCAACTGATAGATGCTAGTAATGGACGAGTGGATCTTCGGTATAATCCTTTGTCTCTTGAAGAAGATTATTTTATTCCCATGCGCGGTGGGGTGGGGTCGGATATTACATCTCTCGTAGGCGCCAGCTCTCTCAACGATATTGATGATGTTAAGTACTTAAGAGATAAACTTTTTGCCGCAATTAAAGTTCCACAATCATACCTCACCAATCTTGAGGGGGGCGACGAAGATAAAACGACACTAGCTCAGAAAGATATCCGGTTTGCTAGGACAATTCATAGACTTCAAAGATCGATAATTTCTGAATTAGAAAAGATGGCAATTGTTCATTTATATACTTTAGGCTATCGCGGTGAAGATCTTTTATCATTTAAGCTTACTCTCAACAATCCGTCTAGACTGGCTGAATTGCAGCAGCTTGAGTATATGAGAACCAAGTTTGAGACTGCAACCGCAGTTCCCGAAGGCACATATAGTAAAAGATGGGTAGCGTCCAATATACTTGGTCTTTCAGATTCAGAGTTCCTTAGAAACCAGCGTGAAACTTTTTATGATCGCAAATATCAGCAGGCCCTCGAAGGCCTCGCCGAATCGGACGCTCTTGAAGAAGCTGGGGGCGGTCTTGGAGGCCTTGGAGGTGAAGGCGCCCTTGGAGAGCTTGGAGGGGATGAAGGCCTTGGAGAGATTGAGGGTGCGGAACCGTTGGGAGATCTCGGAGGCGAGGAGGAGGAGACGCTATTAACTGCTCCGGGCCGTACGGAAGATGATGCTACCAGGCATCAAGGCGCCCCACACAAGCCATCCGGTCCAGATGGTCGCACTCGACGAGGTACTGGCGGCCGCCGACGACGTATAAGAAAAGAAGCAACCCCGGTAGAAGTCTCTACGTATCGTAAACTTGCGGGCTCAAGTATTGGTAACCCCCGGGGTGATATGCCTGATGTGAGATTTGGTATGGAAGAGCAAAAGGAACCTATTTATAATAATAGCGAGTTAAATTTGTTTGAAAACACAACTAAAGTTCGCCTATTGGTAGAGCAGATGGAGAAAAAAGAGGCGGATAAAGATGAAACATAATAAGAAAAGAAATACTGTGTTTATTTATGAGGCCCTTTCGCGACAGCTGACCAAGGCTATACTTGAAAGCGATACCCAACAAAAAAACAAAATTGTTTCTATTGTGAAAGATCATTTTAGCGTTAAAAGTGTTTTGGCAGAAGAGCTCGAGCTTTATCAAGTACTTTTAGAGACCGCGAATATCCAAGAAAATATCGCTGAGAGAATGCTTAAAGAAGCAAAATTAGCGTATTCAAAATTAGATGGAAAATCGGTATTTGATGCACAATCAAAACTTATAGCTGCAATAAATAAAGGACTGGAACAAAATGTTTGGTCTAATTTTGTGCCTAATTTTAAATCTTTAGCTTCTGTGAACGCTATCTTTAATGATAAGACGCCAGTTAAAAATAGGGTATTATTTGAGCAAGCAATTATTGATCGAATGAGCGCGCCCAAAAAAAGTTCCACGCACAACAGCCTGCAGTCAGTCGATAATCTAACATACCATTCTTTTATTAAAAAGTTTAATGATAAGTATGGCACGTTATTACAAGAACAGAAGGACTTGTTAAATCAATTTATTACTAGTTTTGCAGATGACGGATTTGAATTACGGCTATATCTTAACGAAGAGTTAAGTAGACTAAAAAATCTTGTCCGTACGGCCACCACCACAACACAGGAGGCGCTTGTTTCTCAAAAGCTGGCAGGAGTTACAGAGTATCTTGAAGAGTTCCGAAAAAGAGAGTTTACCGATACGGATCTTAATAAAATATTAAAAACACAGCAACTTGTTCGGGAGCTAACGGCAAATGATTAAGATCAAGATTGGCGGCCCGCAAGCAACGATTGAATTAAAAGCGCGCAAAGCACTTGACGGTTCGTTGCTTATTATGGACCATCAAAAAATTGATATTGCAGTCGTCCCGGAGTCGATGAAAATATTAACTTTTCCTAAAACAACATCTAGTGAGGATGTATACGATTATCAGAGTCGACTGTTAGAACTTTTAGCCGATCGCGGGGTGCTTAATAGATCTAGCATTCAAGGGGGACACGTATTTCGATCTTTGGAAGGAGAACTTTACGAAAGTCAAGAGGTTAATTCGATGCAGGCAGCTGTATATGTTATAAGTGAGTTTCTCACAACCGAAGCAGAACACGAACGCATCGCCGATCAGTATGAGAAAGAGCTCGAAGATATGTTCACCCACCCGACTGATCGCGATTCCACCGAATACGGTGAAGTACCTCAGTATGCTGAGAAGGGTTCAATGCGCCCGGGCTACTACTACTACCCACTCAGAAATAGGTATTAATCCGTGGGCGAGATGAAGCTCATTATGGAGAGATGGGATGCTTATTTGCTCCGCGAAAACCCCGCTGCT